GCCAATAGATGAATCAAGATTACCATTACCAGCAGGAAATACCCATATAGTATCTCTCACCGTCTGATTAAGGTAGGCAGATGCTCCAGAAGATTGCCCATGAATGTTAGAAGTTGGCAGGAAGTAACCATTCGCATTGATGATAGTTACTACTGATGAGTTGGCTGTTCCTACAGTTCCATTGGCAATATAGTTAACAAGAGGAAGAACAGAATTTACATAGATCAGATCACCAGAGGTTCCTCCCTTAAGAATAACTCCAGGAACAAGATTAGCGTTCGTTAGTGAAGCCTGTGGACCCGTAAGATTAACATAATTTGGATTATCAATTTCAATAATCTGTAGACCCCCAATGCCCAAAGCAGTATTAGAAAGTATTTCATTATTACTTAGAGAAGAGCCAGAGATATAGGCAAAGTCAAGGGCAATTCCATTAGAGGAAGCATTAACAACCTCGGCGACAGTAAAAGCTCCTGATGTATTAGAAATATGAAGTGTAAATCCTTCGGCTGCAATATCCAGTTGTGTATTATAAAATGGGTTTATTTCGTCAGTATTAATATAATATATTTGCTGATCAACCAAGGAGCCAACAGAGAATGTTGCACCAGAGCCATCACCACCCGTTACCTGAATTTGTGCATTAAGAGTAAAGCCCCGACCGCCATCAACTAATTTAAATGTAACCTTACCATTTTCCTCTTTGATTGCTGCAACTCTTCCCAGGCCAGTAGAACCCTGACCAGAGATATTAACAATATCACCTATATTGAATAAAGCACCACCATCATCAATAGATACGGCAGAGAATGATCCAATAACAAGTGGAGCATTGAAAAGCGTAAGAGCAGACAAATCCTTGGATAGAATATAATCACCATAGGCAAATGAACCAGTAATATTGGATAGTGTTAGAACATTATTTATTTTATTATTAAGAGTAACAATATTGAAGTCTTCTACCAGCGCAGAGGCGTTACCAGAAGATGACTGAATAGAAAGGCCAACTAGTTGAGAAAGTAGAGCCGAATCTGTGACTTCAATATAGCCTTGTTGCACCCATTGATTATTGGATGGCTTGAAGGTGAAATGGCCTGGGTAGTAAAATGCAACCGATTCGTTGAATAATATTCTAAACAACAATTCATATCCGATTTCTGTACCTTTAGCACGGTATAAATCTTGTATATGTTTCATCAGCAGACGAGGATTAGTCATAATCTCCTGGGGAAGATTAACCATATACTGATCACGGAAATAAGTTAAAAATGCATCACTTGTAGAATCTATATCGAAATATGTAGGAAGATTGCGTGATTCATATAATACATTACCAGGAAGCTGAAGATACTGATAATAAGTTTTAATAAAGTTAACAAAATCCTGATCCTCCTTTTGGTAGAAGGCTGGAAATTGTGACGGAATCCACTGAGAAATATATGGAGTCATTATTGATTTCTCTTTCTTTCAAGATAAAGTATTCTTGATTGTCTCATTTTTTCTTTTACTTCCTCAGAATAATGATTCCCTTTGTTTCCACTTGGCTTTCCTAAATGTGATAAGCGTAACTTAATTTTCGTCTCTTCAGAAGCAGTTGTTCCTCGTCTTCCTGTGTTGCCTAAATGTGCTAATCCGTTTTTCTTTTTAGCTTCTTCTGTGTGTTTTTTTCCAAAGAAAGGATTTTTCTCACCTAGTAATAATTTACCATTTTTGCTTTGTTTAAGTCTAGTTTCTTCTGAAACAATTTTACCTGTATTAGATTTACCTATTTTTATTTTAGTTTCTTCTGAATGACTAATATTAACAAATTTTTTGTCACAATTATGCATATTTAACCAATTAGGTCTATGGGCTGCATCTATACGCTGAAGGAATATAGCTTCCCAATTTCTTGCCGCTACTTTAGTATTAAATTTCTTAATATGTTGTATTTCAAATGTGTGTGCGCCATACTCTTCAATAAGCTGATGCACTCTTTTAGATGAAGTAAAATATTTTAGCCAAAATGCTTGAGGATTGGCTATATCACGTAAATTATTAGAAGTCTTACTACCATAATAATACATTTTTGTTGGCCTATGATAAATTCTATAAGTGTATGGAATATATTCTGTCATCTAGGATTTCTCTTCATCTTATAGTATACTTTCCAACCGTTGTCTTCTGTGCCATTGTCCTCGAACCCATGCTTGTGATAAAAACTTCTTAATTTATTTATATCACTTCCCTTATAGACTGGTGCGGCTGTCAGGTTGATGGTATGCTTATGCTTGTCGGCTTCCGAGGTAAAGGCTTGCATGGCTTTAGTTGCTTCACCTTTGCCAAGATGACCCTTATCAGTCTGAATAAGAGTTAGCTCGGTGTCTTTATTCTTACCTACGCCATAGGTGATGGTGGAGTGGCCAAGTTTCTTTTCCCTGGTGCCTGAAGACGGCGACCAGTCGAATTGATCTTCGTTAATGATTTCTTCTAATTTCTTCATTATACAATCTTCATGGTATGAATGTGAAGCATCTTGCCACCATCTGTAGATTCTATATCGGTTTTGATATGCTTAAGATTAAGACCACGAGGCAATACAAGTTCCTGTTCTTTTCTACTGAAAGAATTGTTTAAAGACGAAGGAACATAGGTGGCAGGATGACCTTTAGGAACATGAATTTTAAGCATATGCATATCTCTATAGCCTGAATTATTCTGGCGAGCAAATCCTTCGGCTATATTCTGATCAAGAGAAGTAGAAAGATAGGCAGGATGATGCACTATACCTTCTGAATTCTTCATAGTCTGAGGATCATGCTTTGTGCCTGAATAAACAACAAGTTTAGAAGGTGTCTTTTTCATATTAATTAATTTATCAAGGCCCTCGCTATTCTTCTTAGCATCATGTTCTGTCATCTCAGAATCAACATAGGGAGTATTTTTATGCTTGGACCAATGATAGTTGTTAACACTCTTGGAATAGCTTTGATAATTATTCAGAGCAGTCTGCTCAGGCACATCGTCTTCCATTTTAAAATGATCAGCAATAGCCTCATGAGTAGTTTCGGCTCTTCTTCGTTTACCCATAAACCCTATTTCTACTATGAGACTAAGCTGTTTCATTTTTATGCTTTGCCTTAACAATTTCGTCAAATAGAGTATCGGCCATTAGTCCATTGGCTTTATGTTTAGGTGAACTTATATTCCAATAATTTACTTTACTATTGTTATATTTATTAAGACCAACAGTTATGTTGCCATGAACGTGAGCTTCCCATCCCTTCTTTTCATATTCTGGCTTAACCTTTACTGGTTTAAAATCATGATATCTAAGAACATCATGATGCCCATTTTCCATATCAAAATCATCGCTAGTCTTAGGTTTATTAGTTTTAGATGCTGAAATACGGTTCATAGCTGCCTTGGCTGCTGCCTTCTCTCCAGGTGTGCCAGGACGATCATATAGAGCTTTAACCTTAGAATATAAATCATTCTCGTTAATAATTTCACTAAGCTTCTTGGCCATGCTTAAAATTTCTTTCTATTTAAAGCTGCTAAACGCATATTTTCTTTTATTGTTTCAGATAATACAACACCTTTTCTAGGAGAAGGTTTGCCTAATTTTGCTTCTCGCATTTTTCTTTTAGTTTCAATAGACACTAATTTATTCTTATGAGTTTTAGAAATTATTTCTGATATATATTCAGGTCGTTTTCTACCATACAGAGGATTATCTTTACCTCTTCTCTTTGCTTTTATATTATTTTTTGATGCTATACTTATCTTTTTAAGCGTTTCTTCTGTGTGCTCAAATCCCTTTTCGCCGCCTGTCGTGGAATTATATCCATCATGAAAAGTATTATAATAATTGATCCAATATACTTCTCTCTCATTTAGGTAATCTTTATTATTTACTTCTTCAACTATTTCAATTTTAAAATTTTCTTTACCATATTTTTTCATAGCTCTATGAAAATGATATTTAGAGTTGTGAAATGCATTATAACAATGTTGATTCCACCTAGTCTTTATAGACTGTCTAGTTTTACCAATATAAATTTTATTATTAATAATATTAGTTATCTTATAAATCAACATGGGTTAATCCGACACTATATTGATGTTCAGGCCATTAACAGAATCTATCTCAATAATATCGTTTTGATAGCAATATATATCTTTTTGTTGTGGATATGCTGTGAAAATAATACTGCTCCCATTAAGATAATTGGAGATATTAAGA